CATACTATCATTAACACCATCAAATCTTAATATTGGTCTTGAAACTCCTGTTCCACTTAAAGTTAATAATGTTCCACCACTAACAATGATTGGTTGGTTAGCAGCAGTTGTTTGAACTGCGTTATTTCCATTACCTGATTGGTCATACCAAGTTGTAATAAATCCATTATTTGCCCCAACAAATGATAATAATGATGATGTATCCAAATCAACACCATTAAATCCAATGTTCTGTTCCGCATTATCACTACTTCTACGAACTCTTATTGAAGAACCTGAATAACTATTTCTTAATTTACGAACTGAATAAGCTACTGCCGCACTTGTATAAGTATCTAATAATAAAGGTTGTGGTGTAGCACTTGGTGTAGGTGTGTTAGTAGGTGTAATAGTTGGTGTTAAAGTAATAGTCGGTGTAGGTGTTAAACTACTTGTAGGTGTTATAGTTGGGGTAATAGTAGGTGTTAAACTAATAGTAGGTGTAATTGTTGGTGTCGGTGTTGGACTAACACTTGGTGTTGTATCATATACTCCACCACCACCAACTACAAAAATTGATTTACCAATATAATCTTCACTATTATATGGTTTCATAGCAGCGAATAATTGTTGTCTTTTTTCTTCAGGTGTTAATTTTTCTTCTTCCTTTGAAGCGTTATTAACATAGGTCTTAAAGTTCTGTAAATGACCCCACTTAATCTTTTTATTTTGTCCCGCTGGATTTGGTCTAATACTCATATAGTAGTTTTTGGCTTATGAAAATGGGGGGTTTAATCCCCCCATATTTCAAATGTTTTTTATTGTTTATGCGTTAATAGTTAAACCACTTACCACAGATGATAATGTACCATCCAAAGTAGTAATAGGGTCTTTACTAAAGAACGTTAGAGTGATTGAATATTGGTTAGCGTCTCCAAAGGCAACGCCTGTAGTAGATGAACCAGCACTCAAATAACCTCCGTCAAAGTCAGCACCTAAATAGAATATAGTGCCGTTGTTGTCTTCAACAAATGCTTTTAATCCACGATTTTGAGCCATCAATTTTACTTGGTTTCTCTTATCTTGGTCTATTTTGTGGAAATTCAACAACAATTCTTGCGAATAGTATAGAGTTCCATTTTCTAAACTTGAATTAAATGTTTCTGTTAAAGAACTAGTTTGTTTTTGTACTTCATAAGTGTAGATATTACCACTACCTGTAATTCCTGTAATTGCTCCATCTGCGGCATATGTAATGCCTGAAATAGAACCAGCAACCAAGTATGCTTTTTTAATTCCACCTACGTTAGACGCACAACCTAAGTTGATTGATGCGGTCTGTAAACATGCTGAATAACTCATATTTTTAGTTCTTTATCTTTAATTTAAGTTTAGTCATTAAGCAACACCATTACCTGCCCAGTTTGATGGAAAAGGTATTTGTGCTCCAATTTTGAAATTACATCTAACTCTTACTTCATCGTCATTTCTATCGTAGAAAATATCCAATCTTTCACTATCAGTCATCAAGTCAGTTCCAACTACAAGTTGTGAGCTTTTCCCACATACTACTTGGTTCTTACCAGACAAGCCAGGAATACCAACAACACGGATGTTTGTGCCAGGGTGGAAAGTGATGAACTCAGTTCCAGCTTCTTCAGGTGAATAGTGGAAATAGTTTGCTGTTCTTAAACCAACTACATATTTTCTGTAGTTCGCCATAGACATCATACAAATCAAGTCATCATCTTCTTGTACTTTATCAGGTAAAGCAGCAATAACTTCATCAACAATAGTCAACATATTAGCTGCTGTGAAAGCAGTTGTTGGTGATGATACGAAGTTGATTTGTTCTGCAGGAACTTGAGTTTTACCGAACAAGTAGTAGAACCCTGTGAAACAATCTGTTCCACCTGAAGCTGAAGTAGCAGCAGTCCACAATTTGTCTTCAACATACTTTTGGATTTGTTGTACTTTTAATTGTGCGATAGTTTCTTCAAATGGGACACTTTCGTTATAGCTGCCCGCATTTAAGAATTGACCTGCCCAATATTCGTTCAAATCTGCTGGACATAATGCCTCGTTCACTTTATAGCTACATACCGATATATCACGTTGTGTGAAAGTTGTAGAACCACTTGTAGACCATCCGCAAGAACCATCCTGAACATTCAAAGTTGAAGTCAATAAGTTAATAGCCTGAGTACCTTTAATACCTGATTGAACGTATCCCAATTCAGCTGTTTTAGCCTTTACAATGGCTTCAGCCAACAAAAGACCACCTGTTTCGTCAGTATAAGTTGATAAACCTGCAAGGTTAAAACCCATATCATAACGCTTTAAGTTGTTATTTTTCATAATTTAATTTATTTTTGTTTTTATTGTTTGTTTATTTTTTAGTTCTTAATTTACCAATCGCCTCTAACTTTGAAAACTTTTCAATTGCTTTATCTTCAAAGTATCCTTTGCGGTCAAACACTCTTTCAGCAGCAGGCTCAGCCTTAAACATACTAAATTGTTCTTCCATTTTTTCTTGTTTGTCCTTCATATCTTTAATTTCAGCCATTAAACCTTTAATTACAGATGTGAACTCATTTAACAATTCTTCACTAGTCATTTCAACTTCTGCTTCAGCTTCTAAAGAACCTTGTGGTGCTTCATCAGGTCTTGTAATACCTGTAATTACGCCATTAGCATCAACTACAACAACTATCCCACTATCTGTGGTGTGTTCTCCTTCCGGAGCGTTTACTTTATCACCAGCTTCAGTAATAACATAAAGTTGCTTACCTATTTCCAATGAACCATCAGTCATAACTTTTGTTCCGTCTACCAAAGTAGCTTCATCCATTACAACATTTTCTTCAACTTCTCCTTCAATAGAGCCGTCAATAATTTCGCTAATCATACCTTCTTTAACTTTTAGTTTCATACCATTTTCCATTTCATAATCACCATCGTCAACAGGTAATTCACCTTCAGGTGTAATAACATAAATTGGCATACCCAATTCCATATTTTCAACCTTCATTTCCATACCATCTTTGGTTTTATAAGCAGAAAAACTAAACTTTGATAATCCAATAAGTTCAGCAATTTTTCTTTTAATTTCTTTTTTATTCATAATAAAAATTGTTTATTTTTTTTGTTTATACCATTAAATATAATGTTCTTAATTAAATACCACACGCTCATTAAAATATCCTTCTATTGAATATCCTTTGTATTTACCTTGTTTAATTTCACTCCACAAATAAGGGTTATTAACTTTCATTGTAATTACCCAAGTTCCTTCAGGGTAGTTTAACCCCAATGCTGAACTTTTATCATTTTGTGGGTCTACCACCAACCAACTTTCACTTACAAATGTATCACGAGCATCAATATCACTATGGTTTAGATTTGTACTATCAGTTAGTTTATTTTTCATAAACCTTTCACTCAATAGTTTAGTAGTTTCTTTACTAAAATACACATAGTATATTTCATCAGTCATCGGGTTTCTGCGAATAATCATCTTGTTTGGGATAATACTAGCACCCGTTATTTCCATTTTTTCTTCATCATAACTAAAACCATATCTAAATACATTTTCAGATGTTATACCTGTTGAAGTTTCATCTGTATATGGTGATAAACCTGATACATCAATATCCATACAACCACAACCACCATCACTTATACCACTAATACTATCCATATCTTTCTTTGGAACACAATTAGGAACTATCTTACCATCAACTTCTTTTGTTCCAATTGCTTCATAATCAGGCCAACAAGCATCTTCCAAACCCATTTCATTTTTAAGTTGTTCTAACTTTCTTTGTGCCCACTCAATTCCTTCATCATCACCCCAACCTAACCAAGCAACATAACCCTTATCTTTCCAAGGCGTTCCTTCAAACTCAGGTGATATTTTTGAGTTCTGTTTATGACGGGCAAATGATGCCATGCGGGATATTGTATCCACACTAATCGGTTCTCTATTACACAACTGGTTTGCTCTGGCTAATCCAACTTGGGTCATACCATCAACTTCATCCCTACCATATTCATCAATCCATCTAAGGACTTTACAAGCCGCTTCTGTTGCTGCCTGTGGGTAGTCATTATAACTTTGGAACTCGTGTGTTTTACAAGCCATATATCCAATAGTATCACCTACTTGATGTTCGTGGAAACCATCACAACCCAACAATTCAGCCATCTTTAATGCGTCTTCCTTTGTTGAAAATAATGGTTGTCCGTCAATAATAGATAAAATACCAAACTCATTTTTAATAAGTGGTTCTTCACTCATATTTCTTTTATTGGCTGTTGCCTTATTCAAAGTACTTTCCTGTGGAATATCATTTACCTGAACTGGTCTTAAATTACCTGTAATGGCACCTGCTGGTCTATACAACACTTGAACCCACTTGTGTCGGCAGTTATACGAACCACGCCAAGTGAATATATCATAACAACCAAACTCCTTATTAGTACAATCGGCAGTCATTTCCTGTATGTCTTCAATTCTAAAAACCCTTTTGTATGCCAACATATCAGAACAGAATTGTCTATTCTTATCATCTTTTGGCCCAACATATTTGTATCTAACCCTAAGAGCACCAATAGCATCTTCACCAGAACGCTCATTTGGTTTTGCTATAACATCATAAAACTTATTAAACTTTAATTCATCTGAAAAACTATGAACGTCTTTAACACTAACAATTTCCCAACCCTGACTTTCTAAAGTCCCTGATGGTTCACCTAATGTATTCATTAGTTTAGATAATTGTAATTGTTTATCTTCATCAAACAATTCACTAATGTATGTGTATTCAGTTTCAGGTTTTTCTTCAACCATAGTGTCCTCACTAAAAGTTAAAAAATTACTTTCGTGTGCTGGTCTATCTACCAAACTTATAGCTCCAACGCCTGCTTCATCATCAGCGTCCTTGTCTATAAATAATTCTATAATCTTCATCTTTATTATATATGTTTTTTAATAAGTTATATCAAACTTCTTGTTTTTATTTGTCTATCCAACATAGCTTGATTAGTCATCTGTGAACCAACAACATAAGCCTGAACTGGTTTTTCATTATTACCCCTAATTGAATTGATAAGAGCCATTTGTCCTTTATCAACACCATTGGATACAATACCACCTGTAAAACTAGCACCACCACCCATTTGGTTTAATGAACTAAGAAGTGGTCTAAACATAGCAGTAGACCTTGCGTTCATAACACTTTCACCAGGACTTAACATAGCCGGTATATTATCACTTGTTGAACCACCTTGTCCGTATATCATACCACCCTGTGCTGCCTTAACAGATGATGTTGGTAATGTTGTAGGGGTTGATGCTATTTTATTCAATCTAATCAAACCCTGAGCCACTGCGATGGCTGCTGCTACACCCGCTCTAATAGGTGCGTCAGGTGTTGCTAATGTTAATTGTGATGCGTATGCTTTTTGTGCCGCATCATAGGTTGATAAACTTGTTGAAATTAAAGCCATCGCTTTTGATAATTCAGTATTTTCACCCGCAAGTTGTGATAATGTATCAAACGCTGAAATAGACAAATCCAAAGATGCTTGTTCGGCATCCATCTTTTGTTTTTCAATCGCCTTTAACTTATCCGCTTCTGACTTTTTAAGATTAACAAGTTGTTCCGCATATTTTGCTCTAATCAAGTTTTTTTCTTCTTCAGATAATTCCAAATTAGCCAGTTCCAACTCCATCTTTTGATTTAAGTAATTTTCTAATTGTTCTAAATCAAGTTGTTGCTTCATACTTTCTAATTGAATTAAAGCATCAATACGGGTTATTTCCTTCTGTAATTTTAACTTATTATCATCATCAATTTTCTTTTGGTCATCTTCACGTTTTTTCTGTTCCGCATCATCAAACTTTTTATTGATGTCTGCTCTTGTCTGTCTATATAATTCATCTGATGCCGCAAGTGCTTGTGCTCTTTGTTCACCAACAAACTTTAAGTTGTTAATTTCTTTTTGTCTGGCATCATTATCCAACTTAGCCTTATCCAATTCCCTGGCTCTATCATCTTCTATGATTTGGTTGTTGATGTTTTTTAAGAAGTTTAATCTGTCTTCTGCCGCCTTCTTGGCTTCTTCAGCCCTTTTAGCAGCAGCCTCGGCATTAGCCTTCCTTTCGGCTTCAGCTTCTTTTTCTAAGGCTTGTTCTGCCTTGATATTCTTTCTACGGGTTGCCGCCTGTGATGTTTGTTTATCGTAAAGAGCCGTTAATGCCGCTTCTTCAGCATCATTTAATTCTTTTGAAGCACCCTTTAATCTAATTTCTTCACGAATATTTGCTAATCTTTTTTCAGCTAATTGAACCTCTTTTGCCGCAAGTGCTTCTTCTGACTTTTGAACCTGTTGTAATGCCTTCTTTCTTTCACCTAATGACTTATTAGTATCCGCTAATATTTCACGGGTTTCAGCAAGTTCCTTGTTTTGTTTAGCTCTTTCAATCGCCAAATCACCTTCAGCTTCTTCAACTTCATTTACTGACTGAGCCAATTTTTCCGCATCCCTTGATGCCTGAGCGAACTGGTCAAAACCTAAAAACTCTAATGCTGCTTGTACCCCTTCAATTGCCTTTAATACACCATCAACCAATATCATTGCCAACTCTTGAGCCAACTTGATAATAGGGTCTAATAAACCACTAAGAGCCCCCATAACTTTGTTAAGAGCCATAGTTCCCTTTTCGGTTGATGTTAAGGCTTTATACAAAGCACTCATAGCCAAGGCTATTGCCGCAATTACAAGTCCAACAGGGTTCATTATCAACGCCTTAAAGGCTGTTCCTAAACCTTGAATACCTTGTGCTGCTTGTCCTATTGGGCCTGGTATAGCAGCAAACTTTTCACCCAAAGACATCGTTGAACTTTTTGCTTCGTCCAACGCACCCTTACTATTTTTTAAGTCCTTTTGTAGTTGTGTAAACTCCTTTGAACCTAATGGTGTTTCATTTAATTTTTTCTGTAAACCCGATACACTTTCATCAAGTTCCTTTATATTATCAACAGCCTTTTCAACGACATTAC